CAGTTAGAGACGGTGCTATCGTTCCTGTTAAGATTGAAGTTGAAGATCTTGGTGGTGAAGGCTTGGTTGGTCTTAGTGGCGCAGCCCTCGACACCGCACCCGCTGGTGCAGCATTCGGACCTGTTGATGGTTTAGATTCTCAGTCTTGTACAGACGATACTGCGGCTGGCTTCCTTGCTGCCATACTAGCTCAAGAACACGGAGACCTTTCAGTAGCAAAGGTTACTCTGGGCATTGAGGACATGGCAGATCAGCTTATTGCTGCTTTGGGTGCTACTGTTAATGTTACCTTATCCAAGATTTCTCCAACAGTAGTTAGAGCTACCCGTATCGCCACCGGAGCGAATACCACTACTTGCTGGGGAGGTACATTCGACGCAGCCGTGGCTTTCGCTGGCGGCTCAGACACAGGAACAGATTTTAAAAACGCTGCCCTTGCTGCAATCATCTATAACAACGGTGACGGCAAACTAACTGACACTTCTACTATTGGTCTTACTGGTACTGGGATGAGTGGCGCAACCGTAACTAACAAGGCAGGTGTTTGGGTCAAATCCGTTGGCGATGCTTACGAGTTCCAACTAAATGTATCTAACGCTATTGGTGCCACTTCAGGGATTAAAGAGACAATTAATATTAATTTTGACCCTAATTCAGAAAAATATATTCGCAAGGTTCTTAATACGAACCCAACACTTTGTCAGTTAGGCATGACCGATCTTAGCAACCAAAAGTCTTATTGGCTCGGTGAATCTTTTGATCGCCACCTCCAAGAGACTTTAGGGTTGAACGGTCCTCTTCTTGATCAAGACGGGGCAGTACTTGCAGATCAGGCTGCTGCCGTGGCAGCAATCGGCTCAGGTCGAATCAAACCAAGTGGTGCTAAGGCTTTAGCCGCAGGCGCACAGGTTGCCTGCTTGGTCGAGTTGTCTGCTTCCGCAGGTGTTGATATGAGCAATCACGTTGAAGAAGCAAGAGCACCACGTTCTGGCTGGGTGATTTCTCAACACTTGGGCAAGTCGTCAGACTTCCTTGTTGATGCCGCTGGCGAGATGCCAGAAACAGTCAAACTGTTTAGACTTCACGGTCTTTATAGTGGCGAGTGGGATCAGAAGAATCTTAAGATTTCTATCGAGGACATTAAGCCCTCGACGAATCCTTCTGCTTATCCATACGGAACTTTCACTCTGTCGGTTCGACGCTCGAACGACACAGACAAAGCACCGGCTTTTGTCGAACGCTACACTAGCTTGAGTCTTGATCCAAATTCTACTGATTATATTTCAAACAGAATTGGTGACATGGAAACATACTGGGTAGAGTCTGAGCGACGATACAGAACGCTTGGTCAATATGAGAATAACTCTCAGTTCGTGAGAGTTGAAGTCAATCCAGACCTTGACGCAGGCTTGTTAGATCCAGTTCTTGTTCCTTTTGGGTTCTACGGGGCTCCAAAGGTTGTAGACCACAAGGCTGTGTTTGGCGCAGCAGCGTTCGCAACAACGCCTGCGATCAGCGCAGATTCCGAAGCATCAACAGATGTAAATCGTGAAGCTGCCTCGGTTGTCTCATCAGCCCCAACAGGGTTTGATGACCTTACTGAAGGCGGGACAATGGGCTTTGACTTGACCGGAGCAGAAGTTGCTCTTCGCTTCCCGAAACTGAAGCTTAGAAAGAACTCCCGTGATGGCGGTTTGGCGAGAGCTAAGGATGTCTATTGGGGAATTGAGCCGATGAGAATGGACTCTGCAACAAGAATCGACCCCGGTTACGGTGATTATGTTTGTTCTATTGGTGCAGCCGTCGGCGCAGAAGACAGCATCTCCGAAGGTGGCATTCAGCAGGCTCGCCCCTCTTACGTTTTCTCGCTGGACAATATCCAGATGGAGAACGCCCATAGGGAACAGCTTGCATCAACTCCTTCAGACTGGGCTAAGAGCGCATTGTCTATTACCCACGCCGAGTATCTTGCAGAGAACTCTGATGGTCAGGGCGGTACGTCCGCCCAACGTGCTGCACGTGGCGCAGCTTCTGCTCGCCGACTTGGGTCTTCTCTCTCTGCAAAGGGAACTTACGAGGACACCCTAAAGAAAGGCTTCAACCGATTTACGATGCCGATGTTCGGCGGACAAGACGGCTTGGACCTTCGTGAGAAGGAGCCATTCAGAAACAGCATCCTCGACAATCAAACGGATCTTAGCCACTATGCGTTCAACTCAATCAAGAGAGCGATTGACGCTTGTGCAGACCCAGAGGTTGTAGAGTGCAACATCATGACGATGCCGGGTATTAACAACCCATCCCTTACGGACCACTTGATTGGAATCTGTGAGGCACGTGCTGATGCTTTGGCGATTATCGACCTTCCGGGAGACTACACGCCTAATACCGAGAACACGTCGCCGGAGAAGGAGAGACTACCTAACGTTGAGGCAGCAATTCTGAACCTCAAGGACAGAGTTGTTAACTCAAGCTATGGTTGTGCTTACTTCCCATGGGTTCAGATTCGAGACAGCATTAACAATGCTCTTGTCTGGGCACCACCATCTGTTGTGGCACTAGGAACGATGTCGAACTCGCAGAGAAATACTGCTCTTTGGTTCGCTCCTGCTGGCTTCACTCGTGGTGGCTTGTCTAACGGCGGTGCTGGTATCCCAGTTATCAACGTAAGACACAGGCTAAACTCTGAAGAGCGTGATGCTCTTTACGAGGCGAACATCAACCCAATCGCTTCCTTCCCAGCAGAAGGTATCGTAGTGTTTGGTCAGAAGACTCTTCAGGTAGACTCTTCTGCACTTGACAGAATTAACGTTCGTCGCTTGATGATTTACTTGAAAAAGGAAATTTCACGCATGGCTGCAACTGTTCTTTTCGACCAGAACGTGGCTGCAACATGGGGTAGGTTTACATCAAAGGTTAACCCTTTCTTGAACACCGTTAAGTCCCAGTTTGGTTTGTCAGAGTACAAGGTTATTCTTGATGAAACAACGACAACACCTGATTTGATTGACCGCAACGTAATGTATGCCAAGATCATGTTGAAGCCGACTCGTGCTATCGAGTACATTGCGATTGATTTCGTAATTACTGACAGCGGAGCATCGTTCGACGATTAATAAAACAATAATCCGGGGAGGCAAATACTCCTCCCCGGACTAATTAAATAATGAAGGGCAAACAAAGCCCAATATTTTAAGGGAGAAAAAATAAAATGGCAGAACATTTTTGGAGCAGTCCACAGGGAAGAGACCCAAAGCGGGGTTATCGATGGATTATGAGTATGGGGGCAACTAACATTCCCGCATATATTCTAAAGAAGGTATCAAAACCAAGCTTTACGGTGTCAGAGACACCTCATAAGTATCTTAATCACACATTCTGGTATCCGGGACGTGTCGAATGGAATACGGTTACGATGACTTTGGCAGATCCTGTCGAGCCTGATGCCGCAGCATTGGTCGTAAGAGCGATTCATGAATCTGGTTACTCTCCCTTGACTCAAGACGTTTCTAATCCTCACACCATGTCTAAGAAGAAATCCGTAGGTGCTCTCGGCGAACTGGTAATTCAGCAAATTGATGCTGATGGTCAAGTTATTGAAAAGTGGACACTTGTCAATGCTTGGATTAAGGATGTTAAGACCGGTGAACTTGACTATGAATCAGACGATCTCGTTAATGTCGAGCTTGAGCTTCGTTACGACTATGCTCACCTCGAAGCGATTCCGACAGGTCAAAGCTACTGGAATCCGAACAGCAATTAATCTAAAAAACGTTTTCAGACTTTCAGACGCAAAAAATAATTTAAGAAACTAATTAACATTGGGTGTATGAGATGCTATAGTAGTATTTCATCATCCGATGTTTTTTATTTTGAAAGAGGTTTGCAATGAGAGACAATGAAGACAAGATTGGGACTAAGCATCAACATGCCGACCCACCCGCACAAACATTTCAAGCTGAGGCTCAAGGATCAGGAACAGGTCTGACCTTTGTAGCTCCAACTGAATATGTTTCACTTCCATCTGGAGGTAGATTCTACCCAGAAGGACACCCACTTTTCAACCAAGATTCTGTTGAAATTAAAATGATGACGACGAAGCAAGAAGATATTCTTACTTCCCGTGCATTACTCAAGAAGGGTGTCGCTATTGATAAGTTTATTCAAAGCTTAATGGTTCAACCCGGCGTAACGCCTGATGCTCTTTTGGTTGGCGATAAGAATGCAATTCTTGTGGCTGCTCGAATTAGCGGTTACGGCTCCGAGTATAAGACGCAGGTCCAATGCCCTGTTTGTCAGGAGCGGTCGACCTTTGAGTTTGATCTAGAACAGTATGGTTCACTCGATGCCGTGAGTATTCGAGACCTTGAGGGAGTAAGTGAGTCGGGAGACCCACATGCGCCTTTCAACGTCATGCTTCCGAAGACGGGCTGGACCGTCGGCTGTAAGATGTTGTTTGGATCTGATGAAAAGAAAATTCAGAAGAGCCTAAACAACAAGAAGAAGGCAGGACTGGCAGAAAGTCCATTGACTGATCAGTTGCGTGCTATGGTGTTCTCAGTTGAGGGTCACACGAAGCCTGCAATGATTGCTCAAGCGATTGAAAACATGCCTGCAAAGGATTCAAAGTACCTTAGAGATGTATACAAGCAGTTGGTTCCGAATATCGACATGACTCAGGAATTTACCTGTACTCATTGTAGTTATGAGGGTGACATGGAGGTGCCGCTCACAGCGGACTTTTTTTGGCCTAAGTCTTGAGTACATGCAAAATGTGTATGAGCAGTTCTTTTTCTTAAAATACTATGGTGGCTGGAGCTTTACAGAAGCTTACAGTTTACCAGTTGGTTTGCGTACATGGTTCACAGAAAGACTGTCGAAACAATTACAAAAAGAGAAAGAGTCAATGGACAAGGCATCCAAGGGAGGCGGAAGCAGACCGAGTATGCCGTCTAGACCTAGTATGCCAAGCCGGTAGAAAAGATAGAACACTTATCTTTGTAAGACCAAACATAACATTGATTCAGGGAGGATCAGAAACCCTTTTGGGATTCTGGTCCTTTCTTTTTATTTGCTGACTATTTATTAGAGACAATATTTATCGTGGAGGCTATCAAATGAGCGATATTATAAATACAGGTGAGGGCAAAGAACTCGCCCCAATTGAAATTGATTTAGGCGTAGCTAGGCGTGGTGAACTTGATGAGAGTTTCTTGACCATGTTTGGATCGTCACTCAAGATGATCATGAAGAGGATGTTCGGCGGAGCACAGATTCCCGTCAAGGTCCGAGGCAACAAATCAGAAATTCGTTCTTTTGCATCCGCATTGAACAAAGAAAAAAAATATATTAAAACAGCATCACAATATGGGTTAAATGACCCCAGAACATATAAAGATAAATACAAGCTGAGAAGAAGCGTAAAATCTTTTGAGAGAAAGACAGGAATTAAATGGCCGTTTAAGGGTTAGAATTTTCTTTTCTTAATAGGGAAACAGCATTAAATGGCAACAGAGAAGAGTGTAAAATTACAAGGTCAGTTAAACGCCCTTATCACAGAGATGAACACCCTCATCAAAGATGGGACTAAGGCATCTGCTGAACTGTTAGCCAAGATTGAGGCGACTAAAGCCCAGATCGCTGTACAAGAATTAAAAGAACAAAAAGTACAATTGATGGAAGCTGCAAAATATGCAGCAGACCTCAACGAGAGATCTCAGGCTCACATCACGATCCTGAATCAAAACCTTGCTATTCAAAGGGCTCAGATAGAAGCCGACAAAGCGAAAGGCAAGCTGTCCGACGAACAGTATGTCAAGCTTTTAAAAGAACTACAGGTTCGAGAAAAGTCTGTCGCAGCAACTGAAAGAGTCGGTCAAAAAACAAAAGAAGTTATTGCTGCTGGCTTAGGCGTAAGTAGTGCGTGGGAAGACACATTCCTCGGCTCTCTAATCACAGCCGAAGGTGGTATCGATCAACTCGGTAAGGCAATCGCAGATACGATGACTCCAGCCAATATGCTGGGTTCTACTTTGATGAAGGTTCAGGAAGCAACTGTAAAGGTGGTGTTCGCTACGGACTCTGCCACAGCTTCGTTTAACCAAGCCACAGGCGCAGCAGGTGCATTTGACTCTCAGATGTTTGACGCTTATTCTGCGACCAACCAGTTCGGCGTATCCATGGAGGATGCAGCAGCAGTAACGACGAGCTTGAGAGACTCTTTTTCCGGCTTTAACTCTGTCAACGCAGTAACACAGACAGCCCTCATTAAGTCAGGCGCAGAGATGACTGCGTTGGGAATTTCTGCACAGACAGCAGGTCAGACACTTGGAGGACTACAGTCTTCTTTGGGAATGAACGCAAAGCAGGCGATTGCAACCCAGAGGTCGCTGGCGACCGCAGCCCTAGAGATTGGTATGGCTCCGTCAGAAATGGCGGACGGATTTAACAAGGCGATGCCTGTTCTGGCTCAGTTTGGTAAACAGGCTCCGGCAATATTTAAGAAGGTCGCCGCAGCATCCAAGGGCTTGAACATCAGTATGGATTCTCTGATGGGTCAGATTGAGGGGATGGATACCTTTGAGGGCGCAGCCAAGGCAGCAGGAAAATTAAATTCAGTTCTTGGCGGACCACTTTTAAATTCTATGGATCTACTCGGTGCCGAAGGTGCAGATAAGGTTCGCCTCGTTATTCAAGCTGTCGAACAATCTGGTCGAAGCTTTGAAAGCATGGGCAGACAAGAAAAGAAAGCTCTTGCTCTAGCCGCTGGCTTTGACAACGTTGCTGATGCAGCTAGTGCGTTTGCCGCAGGTACGGCAGGGTTCGACAGGATGCAGGACAGCATTGGCTCCACGTCAGACGAACAAGAGAGGTTAGAAGCAGCACAAGCAGCCGGTGTCTCTATCATGGAGAAGATGCAGGCTATATTTAATTCTTTTGCCATGGCTGTTATGCCAATCGTCGACGGAATTAGATTTTTATTAGACGGAGTTCTTTCCCTCAATGATGCAATGGGCGGTATGCTTGTCCCTGTGCTTATCGGAGTCCTTGGTGTTATCTGGGCAATTTCGATGGCATCAAAGGTTGCAGCCGCATTCTCGGCAGCTTGGAATACGGTAATGGGAGTTCAGGCTTTGATCTTTGGAGCTTCCTCCACAGCTAAGACACTTGAAGCAGCGGCGAACACAGGAGTCGCAGCTACCGCCGGACCAGCAGCAGCAGGTCAGGCAGCTTTAGGTGCCTCCGCAGCGGCAGGCGTTGGACCGCAGCTACTGTTTGCGTTCGCTATTGGCTTGGTCGCAATCGGTCTCGGGTTGATGGCTATTTCTGTCGCCGCAGTTGTCTGGGGCTTTGTTACCTTAATTAAAGCCTTCATGGAGGCACCGATTGCAGCCCTGCAAGCTGCCGGTGCTTTGGTCGTCGTAGGTATCGCCATCGCCGCATTGGTGGGGATTTTCACGGCTCTGGCACCCGTGGCTCCCATTGCTATGGCATCGATGATGATGATCGGTTATGGCTTAATGTTTCTTGCAGTACCGATGCTGATTTTCGCAGCCGCTTTTGGCATCTTTGCTATGGCAATATCCACCTTAAGCGGAGAGATGGCAGGAGCTATGGCTCTCATAGGTTTAGCTTTGGTCCCGTTTGCCCTTGGCTTACTGATCGCCGCTCCTGCTATGTTCGTTGCCGCAGCCCTGTTCGCCCCCGCTGCTATATTAATTGGTGCTGGTCTTATGATGCTTGGCATCGGCATCGGGTTGATTGTTGACAACGCTTCTGAGTTGCCAGCAATTGGAATGTACTTGGCTGGTTTTGCGATTGGGTTGCTAGCAGCGGCAATTCCCCTTTACTTTGCAGCCGGAATTATTGGTCCCGGTGCTTTGCTTCTTGGAGCAGGGTTGTTTATGCTCGGATTGGGAATCACAATGTTGGTTGATAACGCTGGTCCAATGGCAACCCTTGGATTCTCGCTAGCAGGTTTTGCCGCTGGACTACTTGTTGCTGCCCCAATGTTATATTTCGCCGGTCTTATTATTGGACCAGCCGCAGCCCTTCTTGGTGCTGGCTTGATCGTGTTGGGTCTTGGCTTAATGGCAATGGACGGTTCAGGCTCGACAATGCAAGAGATTACTGCCAACATCTTACCAATGGCACAGGCTTTGATGATGGCTGCTCCGTTCATGTTGGTCGCTGGACTGTATATGATGTTGGCTGGTGTTCCATTCTTGCTTGGTGCTACTTTTATTGCACTTGGCATGGCTCTCCTCTCAGGACCACTCACCCAGTTTGCTACTGCGATGGCTATTATTGCACCATTCGCT